AAGCTCCAAGCATCGTCTAATTTTTTATCTATTCCTTTTGCCATATCTAATTTAATTGGTCTTTAATATATTGGATATACTTCTCTGTATATTTTTGGTAGAACTCAGCAAACTGTTCCTTAGTTGGTTCTTTACCTATCTTCTGTTTACAGTAAAGATACAACACATTTCTAAGTCTTTCGCTCTGAGTCTTTCCGTTTGGTTTATCCAGTACTACTTTATCTATTTGGTTTATTTCATCTGTGCTTAGTCCTTCACTATCTTTAAAGTAAAGTATTCCGTTTGAGTCTAGTAGCTTATCTATTTCCATTAGTTCATTACTGGATTGCTCTATAGTTGTAATAAAAGAAATCTTTAAGCTCTTGTCTTTTCGTCTTGTTACTCCATCTAAGGAGCATTGTTTTAATAGTTTCATAGTTTTATTTGTTTTTATGTAGTTTAAAATGGGCAATCTTCTAGCTCATCCTCGCTAGGTAAAAAGTCAAAGTCTGCGTTTGGTTTTAAAGATAGTTGTTTTTCTTGACTATCAAAATCTTTTGTTAAATCAAATGTAGGAACATAACCTCCTGCTGTATAATATCTGCCTGTAGGTATGTCATAATTTAGAAAACAATTCTTACCTATATCGCCCTGAAAATTATACTTAGTTTTTAGGTTCTGAAACATTACAGAGTTATCGTTAAAGTCTCTATGTATTACATAACCATCGTGAGTTTGATTTCTAAAGTCTGCGCTACCTGAAACATCGTAAAGGGTAGGAACGCTAAAAGTATTATCCTCCTCCTTTCGCATCTTTGTAGGGTGTGCTATTAACATTATTATAACATTGTTAGTTTGTGCAAACATTGTAAGCCTAGTTAATACTGCGTCTATATCTTTTTTGTCAGATGCTCCGACTACTTTGTTAAAAGCATCTATAACAAATATATCTACTCCATAGCTAAACATCTGCTGTTTAAAAGTATCTAGTATCCAATTCCAGTCTGCGACCTCTCCTGAGTTTGGCATAGTATAGTATATTTTTTGGTCTGCCCAAGTTACATATCTTTCAATGTCAGCAGGAGTTATCCTATCGCCTTGACTTTTCCAAAATGGTTTTCCTATTGCTTTGGGAATAAACCTAGTTTGATGTAGTGCAAATGGAGCGTGTTCAGGAGTAAAGAAACTAGCTTTCATTTTAAAGTCTTTTACTAAGTTCATAACATACCATTCTGTAAACTCGCTTTTACCGTGAGAGGGTATTCCTGTAACTGTACAAAGATGTCCACGCATTAAACTAAAAAAGCTGTTTATATCTTTAAAACATTCTGCTTTTGGTTTAATTGTTTCGGGTAGTCCATTATTATAAAAGTCAAATATTTCATTTTTTAAATCTGAAATAGTAACCGTTCCACTTACTGGAAACTTATTTCTATTTACTACAGATTGTTTTAATACTCCTTTTTGTAAGTCTCCGTTTGCGTCTTTGTTCTGCCATTCTACAAACTCGCAGCGCCACCTACCTAAACGATGTGCTATTTTATCCTTTAGCTCATTTCCTTTTGTGTCGTTGTCTACTCCTATAATAAACTTTTTTACATCTTTTAAATACTTCTCGGAGTTCTTCCAGTATTCGTCATTGTCATTTGCTCCATTAGGAACGCTTATAGCCGACTTTATACCTATGTGATGCAGAGCTAAAACATCAAATTCGCCCTCTAAGATCCAAACCTCAGACTCTCCTACTACAGAATTAATATTATAAAATATACTTTTACCTCCTGCTGTTTGTGTAAAGTTCTTTTGAGCTGACCTATATTTTTTATTTACTACAGTATCTCCCTCAAAATAATTAAATACAATATTGCTACATTCTTTTTTTAGTTGTGGTTGGTATTGTTTTTCTTCTGTTATTCCTAACTGAATAAGTGAGTGCTGTCCTATTGCTCTTTCATTCTCTACCCATTTAACCATCCCCTCAGATAGTTTAGTAAAGTTCTGCCAGTCTTGACTAGGTAGTATTACCTTTGGCTCGTATTCGTTCTTATCTCTAAAAGTTAAAGCACTACAGTAATGACATTTACCATATCCTCCATTGTGATTAATCTGTAAGCTCTTGTCTGTTTTGTCTGTTCTGGAGTTATCGCACTCAGGACAGCGTATCTTTTCTTGTCCTTTGTCCTTTTTAAAGTTAAGCGTATTCCATTCTATAAAGTTGTTCATAGTGCTATAGTTCTTTTTGGTTTGTCAGATTTAAAGTCTTGTTTTTTAAACCACGCTCGAAAGTGTTTTTTAACCTCCTGTAAATCTCTGTCTAAATTGTCATCTAATTCTTGACCTTCCAAAAATATAACTAAAAACTTTTCTACCTCAATTAATTTACATTTATTTAATTTAGCTATTCCTTCCTTCCAAACTTGAGAGTTAAAAAGTTCTTCTCTTATCTTATCTTTTCTTTTCTTTTCTTCTCTTATCTTAATGGCATCACTTTCGCATTGCATTTCTGATGCGTTCGCATTGCGTTCGCATTGCGTTTGCTTATCCCATCTAGCCTTTGCTGCTGCTGAGTTCTTACTGCTTTTGGTTTGTCTTTCAATCCATTGTTCATCTAAAAAATTTATAGAAATATTTTTATTTTTTCTCTTAATTATTTCAGTTTTTAACAGATAATTTATGTTTTTATCCTGATTTCTGAATCTTTTTTTTAGTTTTTGTAGTGAAATTTCGCAACCACTACTCCAGTAATAGGAGCAGATATTAATAAATAATCCTTGTATCTCGTAATCTTCTAGGGTTATATCTCCATCGTTCCACTCGGAACAGAAGAACTTAAAATAAGGTAAGTCTTTTGCCATAATATTGTGTATAAAAAAACCCTTTAATAGCTTTCGAGACCGCAACTCTACTAACCATTAAAGGGTTTAATCTTATTAATATTTATGTGTAGCTGCTTTTGCGGTTCAGCCTACATATTATCTATTGTAATAAATTTCCTTAGTTGTACAAATATAAGCTATTTTATTTTGTATCCTCTGCTTAAAAATAATTGTATTACCTTCTTAAAAGGGTAAGTCATCCTCTGTCGTAGCCTGTACAGTCTCTTTCTTTGGATCCTGAGCATCGTCTTTTGTGCATCTCCAAGACTGCAACGTTGTGAAATATTTACCTTTCCATTCATTTGTACTGACGTTAAATTTTACACAAACTTTAGTATTCTCAGTATTGTATTTTTTAAACTGCTCTACTTTCTCTTGACTGAATACTTCAAAAGCGTATAGGTTGTTATACGTTTGGTCTGTTTCTACTGTGTAAGTTAGCTTCTGCCAAGGCGTGCCATCCTTTCCAGTTCCTGTAACTGTTTCTCCTATTTTGGTTAGAGTTCCTTTTACTTCTAATTCCATAATTTAATTTTTAATTGGTTACAAATATACTATTTTTATTTATATAATTCCATCATCTTAGAGCTTAACTCATTGTGATAGTTTCTATATTCTTTGTCTACTTCTATAACTCCTTTTATCTTATTTATTGAATGTAATATAGTAGCGTGATCCAAGTCAAATATTTTACCTATTTCGTTTAACGATGTTTTGTTTACTTCTCGCCTTAGAAAATAAGTAGTAAATTGTTTAGCTCTTATTATTTGAGCTTGTCTGTTCTTTTCTTTTATCTTTTCTAGTGGCACATCAAAATAAGCAAATACTATCCTGCATATATTCTCGATGTGTTTATCTCTGTTTAAATACATTTGTTTATATTTTCTATAGACTTCCTCATCTATTGTTTTAAGGTAGCTCTTTACTCCTTTATCTGTTAAGTAGTGCGCGTGGTACATAAGTGAATAAGTTTATATCTGTGTCGATTAATATTAGTTTTCTGTTGAGGTGTTTTTCTAGCCATTTGCCCTGAGTCTTATACCAGTACACAGCTTCTCTTTTAGTCTTGTAGTACCTACTATACTCCTCTAGCTTTCCTTGTTTATTTCTAGTCTTGTAAATGTAAGGTTTATATCTATCCTCCTTTCTCATTCGCTTAGTATTAATTGCTTGTTTAGAATCGAATCTCTGTACTCAATGTAAAACTTTCCGCATTCTATTACTCGCTCTTTTATTAGTTGCTCCTTTTCTGTATCACGTTCAAATGAAATAGTAGTAACTCTTAGAAATGGGTCGAACTTATCAACTTTGTGTATCTTATAATTATCCCAGTCTTTTAATAAGTAGTCTGGAGTTGAAACCATACAGTAAGCGAGTTCTGCTTTAGGCTTATCGTAGAGCCACATATAAGAACGTAGTTGCCATTCGTAATCTTTGTTATTAATGTCATCTACAGCAGCAGGAAAAGTTTCTAAACTCCAAGATGTCTTAATATCTATTATCTTATCCTCTGCATTAATATCACACTCGCCTGTTATAAACTCGTTAGAGAGCCTTTCTGTGTTCTTTAGATACAAAGTACCATGCACTTCATTGTAAAGGTCGATAGAGGTATCTTCTAAGTCTATTCCTTTGGTTAGGTATTTAGAATCTATTGTAGACTTGTAACCAAACAAATCCTCTTTTACTAATTCTTTTATATAGGTCTTGCAACCTGCTGACAATGTTTCACTTTTAGCTCTAGGGTTTGTCATTATTTTACCTAGTGCGCTGCATCTTATTTTCATAGTTCTGTGTTTTTAGTGTAATAGTTTTCTAATTCAAACTTATGGCTTTTCTCCATTAGTTCTATTCGTTCATCTTGAGCATCTAGTATTCGCTTATAAGTATCTATAGTACTTTCTAATACTATTATTCTTTTGTCTGCTGTTTCCAGTTCACTTCTTAATATAGTTTCCATTACTTAGTTTTTAATTCGTTATACTTAGCTATCTGAATGTTTGTACAGATGTACTTATCTTTTAAGTCTTTGCCCTCAGTACCCTTTAGCTTCTCTGCTACTGCATCTTTAGCTGTGAAGGGTTTTTTACCTACTGGCTTAGTTTCTTGAGTTCCACAGGCATCTACATCCTTATCTGTGATAAGCCCTAAAATTGTGCTAAGGCTGTAACGTCTTAAATAGGTTATACCACTTCCCAAAGTTTGGAAGTCATTCATTCCTTTAAGAGTTACTTCAGGTATTGCAGAGCTGCTCTGTATTTGCTCTCCGCTTTCTACGTGAAAGACAGTAGTAACTAAACTACGTGCATCTAAGTTTTGGTAGAAGCCTAAGCCATGTTTTTTTAATAGTGGTTTAATTACTTTAAAAATAGAGTTGAGGTTTGAATAAGTGTAATTGAAACCTTTTGTTTCCTCGTGGATAGTTGGTACTTCATTCTGAAATTCCGATAATGATTTTAGTAAGTTTTTCATTTGATTTGGTTTTTATGTTTATTAATTTCTTTTTGTTCCTGAGCTTCTCGCTCTGTACTGTGGTGTGAAATATCTTTTACTGTATAAGTTCCGTTATTCCAGTAGTTGGTAGTACATACTTCGTATAAGTCTTTCTGTACTTTCTTAGCTTCGTAAAGCGAGTGAGTTAGTTTCTGTTTCATTTCTGTCTAGCTTTAAGATATTTATAATATAGCTCTGTATTGAAGTTATCCCAAAAGGATATTAATGCTGCTTTGTTTTTCATAGTTCTAGTTTTAAAGATTGTTAATATAAGTTTTAGCTTTGTTTTTCATGTGTTCAATATCTAGCCAGTCTAGTAGTTCGATAGTATCAAATGTAATACTGAACTCCTCGCCATATTCGTCAGTACCTTGTAGTATAGTTTCGTTAGTGTCTGTTGACATAAAAGTGTTAATGTCATTTAATCTTTTCTTTTCCATAGTGTTTAATTTAGTTAATAAGTTTTCAACAATATTAAATATAAGTTTTCGAATAAAAAAATTTTTAAGTACTTATTTTTAAAATTAAGCAAAAAAAGAAGGATAACAAATTAATGCTATCCCTCCCGAACCAAACTAAAACTAACTATGAAGCTGTAAATATAACCCTTTTATTTTAATTACTATTTTTTAATTTAATTTCTTTTGCTCTCTGTAGAATATAGCTGTCAACTTCTAGGTCTGCTTTGGTGTACATTCTTACCATTTCTTCAAAGCTATACATTATGTCGTGGGGGTCGTCAATAGGAAAGTAAGTACTATACTCTATTTCATTATCCGATAGTTCTATTCGTATCATTAAAAATAATGTGTTATGTGTGAAACTCTACCCATGTCTTTAGAATGTAGAAAGCCCTCGCAAGCAACCATATTACTATACCCACTTTCTGCGTGCCATAAATCTGCTGAGCTAGGAGAACGTAAATAAGTTACATTGCATCCTGTAAAATCTTTACCAGATTTGAATTGTGTCTTGTCTTGGTGGTGTACATGGTGCAGATAAGCATATCTAAACTTAGTGCTTGCCCACATCTGTGGCTGTTCGTTAGCCATTTGTAAAGGTAGGTTTAACATTTTGCCTTTGTGTCCATGTTCAAACTCTAGCATTGAATTATAGAACTGGTAGTACTTTCTATACTTTGGGCTTATGTCGAATGTAATATTTTTACTCTTTCTAAACCATGCAGATAATACAGAAGCTAAAAGACAACCACTCATTTCGTCATGGTTACTAGGGCAATGGATTATGTCTACATTTGCAACCTGCATACATAACTCTATACATTTAATATAACAATCCTTTGCAATATTAAAGGCTTTAAACCAATTAACATCCGTATCCTGTGGAGTAAATTTAGTAGTTGACCTAGAAAGATTATCTGTATTTAATACATCGTTACCTATTACAAATACAACCTTTTCAATATTAAAGCCACTAGCTTTTTGAATAAGTCCTTTAGTTCCTTCTATTGCTCTATCTACTGCTATCTTACTATTATAGTCTGCTCCTGTTAAGTGAGCTTCTGCATACTTGTTTATATGCAAGTCGGCTATATCAATTACTAGTAAATGCCCATCATTAGATTTAGTTCTTTTTATAGTTGGATAATTTGGAGAGTATTGTTCTAGCTCTTTTATTAAGTCCTCAGCAAATTTATTCTTTTCTTCTGTCTTAAAGTTTGGGTTCTTAAAGAACAGACTACTCTTATCTGTTTTAAGCCATCCATGTTTAACATCGTCTGGATTAATCCCTGCTGCTATACTTTCCTCTTTTATCCTTCTGTACTTTTGGATAAGGTCGAACTCGTCATCTTTTAGCCTTAGTCTTTTAGTGTTTCTATGCTGCATAATCTAGTTTTTAATTTGCGTAAATATACTAAATCTATCTTACATAATTTTTCCTGAGAATTACAAAAAACAAAGCAGCTAATAAGACAATCAAAATAATCATATACCTATTATCCTTTTCTATTACTTTGACCTTATCAACTGGGACTAATACCTCTCTAATTATTGTATCTCCTCTACATTCGACCTCGTGATAAATCTCTTGCCTTAGAGTGTCGTAAAAATACTTTAGATATACTTTGTCCGTATTAAAAACTACGGTGCTGTCGTGTCTTGTAAATGTGTTTAGCGTGTCTATTCTATAGTTGTTTATTACTACAGTATCAACTACCTTAATAGTATCTTTAATAACTAACCCATGTTTATAAGCGTAATTCTCTGCTCTCTTTACTTTTCTATTAAGTCTGTTTTGTGGAGAGCAGGATGTTAGAAATATAAGTATAAGTATTAAGCCTTTCACTTTCTTAATTTAGCTACAGCATCTACAACCGCCTGGCCTCCTATGTAAAGAACTGCGACATCTACCCACTCAGTAGAAGCTATCATTCCGAACCCTACAAAGAAACTAGCAACTATAAAAACGCTCAGCTTCTTACTAATAAAATACCCTAAAAATTTATCTATTTTTCCTTTCATGTATGCTTTTTTAAATTAAATTATATGTATATGTAACTTATAAGTTACTATTAATCTATTTGAAAATGTGCGCCATCCTTACCCCAAAGGTCTTGACCCCAACTTAAAATTACTCCATGCTTTGCCGCTACTTCTATTAAATGTTTTGCTATCGGTTCTAAGTACTTTAAATCCCAATTTGCCCGATTATCAAAGTAGCAGTATATATCTACTGCATTTCCAGTCATGTGATAGCTTTTAAGTGTCCATGTAATCCTGCTTTTGTCAGGTCTACCCTCTATGCCTACAATACCCTTTTCAATTAACTCATTTGTAGTTCTACCTCTAGCGTAAAGCTCTTCCTGCCTTCTGTAGGTTCTAAAGCCTCCATCTCTAGGAATGCCAAAGTCATAAGGGCTGTCTTTAATAGCTTCTTTTAAAATAGTAATTAATAAAGGGTTTATCCCTTCAATACGTTCTAAACTTCTTTTGCTAAATCTATACATTATTTGTTTATTAGAATGTCTAACTTTCCGTTAATTGTGGAGATGCCTATTTTAACCTCGTTTATTTCTTTATTAAAGATGTCGTTAGTTTCTTTAGTTTTCTCCTCGTTCTTTTCCATTCGTGAATGTATGCCTGAGAACTTCTTAAACATTACAGATTCATTCTTTTCTATGTCTTTCTTCATCTGTTTAATCTTATCGTCTTGCCTATTGTCGCTAATAACCATTTTCCAATAGAAGCCCAAAGCAGAGCCAACTCCCACAACTATGTAAATAACATCTTTTAAAATAAAAGTAGCCTCCATCCCCTCCATTCCTAAAATTGTTTTAATTTATTTTAACATATCTATCATATTGCGAACTTCAAATTCTGTTGGCGCGCCTAAAATTGCTGTCTCATCGCAAATACAATAATAAAAATCAACCGAATTATTAAGATTGTAACTTATTGAGTAAGCTATCCAATTTCGAGTAGTATCTGTATCATTTACAGGTATCCCATAATGATTATTCAGTAAATAATTAGAAGTATTAAAATCTTCTATTGTTAAAAATTTATATCCAGTAACTATCATATTAATAAATTGTATAATAAGTGTTTATATTGTCTTGAATAGCTATTCTATTTGTTATTGATTCGTCTGAATTAAACATTAGGTAAGTCTGAACATACATATTACATCTTGACTGGTTATTTGAACGGTCAAATAGACTAATGTTATTATAAATAGATGTGCCTATATCTACACCACTATTAGTTATTTCGCTACCATTCTCATAAAATTTCCAATCCGAAGTAGTTAATTCTGTTGATTTCATCATTAATAACGCTTGTGTATTCAAAGTTGAAAAAGGACTAAGCGCTGCGCCATTTTGATAAATTCTTGAACCATTTGCACCAAGACCAAAACCAGTTACATTAGTATTGTCAAAAGCACCAAAATAACCACTTGTTCCTACCTTGTCGTAAAGTGTAAATTGAGTATTAGGTAAAGAGCCAACTAAACTTGCAACCCTTAAGCTATCGTTAACCCCATCTCCTAAAATAGCAGGTTTACCGTTAACAGAGTCAATAACGCCATTTAAACAAATACGTGGTTGACTTGAAGCAGTAGCCATTACAGCATCTAAAGAGTTTCCACTTTGGTCGTAGAAGGTAGTTACAAAGCCATCTGTTCCACTACAGAATGTAGTTAAAGCTAACTCGTCTAAAGCATCTCCGTTAAAACCAATGTCTTGCTCAGTGTTATCACTAAGCCTCCTAACCCTTATAGAATTAGTTGCTGTGCTTGAAATTTTACGCAAATCATAAGCTATGTAAGGAGCGAAGTCATCTACTAAATAAGAAGCACCGCCTCCACCGCCTCCACTTACTACTAGACCGCTGTTATATCTGTAACCGTATCCATACATAAATACTTATTTTAAGATTACTACTACCGAACCGCTTGTTAAAGTTATTCCTGAAAAGTAAGCACCGCTTTGTGGTGTTATTAATACTCCTCCTTTTACTGCTGTTGCAGGTGCTGAAATATAAGTAGCTTTAACATCTGTCGCTGCTCCGTTAATTTTGATACTTGCTATTACTGTATCTTCTGCTACGTAGTAAGAGTCTGCATGGGTTGTATTCTCTACTGTATCGTTTACTACAATTACGCCATTGATAGCGATTAATTCTCCTGAGTTTGTCATTTTATTTATTTATTAATTTTGTGGTATTTGGCATTCATCGTATGCTAGTGGCTGTGTAAATTGGATAGACATTGTCCATCCTGTTAATGTGTCATCGAATCTCTCTGTAAAACTGCTTACACTTCCATTCTTTTGTAGGCTTACAAACTTCCAATTATCTGTATAGAGTTTATCAAAGTAAGCCAATACATCTAATAAGGTTAACAAGGTATCTGACTTTACTTCTGTTTCGATAGTACCTTCATTAGCTTTATCCATTACTAGGATGTTAAAGCTGTTAGTTATAAAGCCATCGCCTACACTTGCAGGGCTATCCTGGACAAATAATAAAGGGTAGTTAAAGTCCTTTAATAAAGAATCATGCTGTACTACTTCCCACAAATCTCCTACTCCAAACTCATTTATTTGTTTGTGAGCTGTTGCGAAGTCCTCGAATTGTTTTATTATTTGATTGTACGTTATCTTCATTTCTAAACTTTCTTAGCTTCTTATCAACTATACTAAATTTCTTTACTTTATTTTTTCCCATATTTTAATCGCAACAATCTCTTAAGTAGTCAAAGCCACCCCTAGACTTTCCATTACCTAAATATAAGCCACCAGTAAAAGCAGAGTTGCTAGGATAGATGTCATCTGCATCTGAGTTGCTAGTATATAATGGGAATAGTGTAGAGTTAGCACATAGGTAACTAATTATGTCCTCTGCAAACATCTCTGCTTTATCTCGCCACCTATTTAATAAATGGTTAAGGTCATCGAATGAAGTTACTTGGCTGTTCTCTGAGTTCTGCTGTACTACTCCTTTATTTCTGTACTTGTAAGCTAGTATCGGTGTCATCTCAAATACTAAGTACTTTAATAAGCATGGAGCTATATAAGTATTAACTAAGATTAAATCATTCCCTGCTAGAGTTCCTAAACCTGCTTTGCTTATAATGTCATCGAATAAATCAGTTCCTAGAATCGGTTTAATGTATTCACGTTGCGAAGTCCAGAGCGCATCTACCATAAGTCGCTCGTCTACATTGTCATCTAGGATAGAGTTATCCTTTATGTAGTCCATATCTATAAGTAATGTTCTAGCCATTGTTTTTCTCTTTTACTTCCCTTCTTATATTCTTTGCTCTTGCTGTATGTGGGTATAATATCACAAACTCAATATCCTCTTTTAATTCCTCAGCTACTTTAACCGCTAAATCCTTTTTAAACTTTAACCGTTGGTAACTACTAAGCATTTTGTTTAAGTTTGACCGTTCTAGCAGACCATACGTGCCTACAGTAAGGCACTCTGTTTCCGTTCCTATTCCACCATCCTCCTCTGTGAGTAAATGTACTTTGTCCAAAATCGTTAACCATTCCTAGTAGCTCCTGTCTAGTGTAGCTCTTATCCCTAGCTAACATATCTCTACAGTAATCTCTAGTACCTGCGATTATTTCGCTACCGCTTATGTCGGCTCTCTTTTGGTATTTGTAAACTGTGATAAGTTCTGAAACTTCCTGCTCCCCTTCCTCAGTTACTTTTATTTTAGTTTTCTGTAGGTCTAACAATCCATTCTTAACTAGTCTATCTATTCTCTTTTGAACTTCGCTAGGAGTTTCTCCTACTTGGTCGCTTATCTCAGGTACTGTAGTTTTGGGATTAGCTTTAACGATGTCTATTATTTGGCTATCTATTGCTGACATATCCGCAAAGTCGAAAGGGTTATAGTCAATATCGAATACCTCTATAACTTCTATTTGGTCATCTGTATAACCTATCTTACTAAATGCTAAGTCTATTTCATCACTACTAAACCTAGTTTCTGTTTCTGTTACTACTGGACCTCTACCTCTTAAACCAATCAAGCCTCTAATCTCTTCATCAGTCATCTTGTCTAATACCTTAGTCGCAACCAAAGGAGATAGTGTAGCTAGTTTGTCTGCTGCTCCTCCTGCTGATTTCTCCTCACCCGCTAAAGGCGGTAAGCCTGCCATATCTCTTATTTCGGCTGTAGTCATTACAGCAGTTAAAGCAGTTTCAGATAGTGGAGTAGAGATAGGTAATACCTTTTCTATTTTAAGACCACTAGGCATTCCAAGTAATACAACAAAGTCATTAAATAGCTTTTCGTATAATCGTTGGTTAGGTTCGATGTATGAGCTATTCATTGCCTCAATAGCTACTCTTAATTCATCTGCGTTATTACTAAACCCTGTGTCTATTGTTTTAATAAATACAGAAGCATCTACTCCATGAGCTGTAAAGATTTCATCTTGTATCTGTTGGTTTAAGTTAATAAACTTGTCATCTTGACCGTTTGGGTTAGTAGAAATTATTTCTACTCCTTTGTCCTTTCCGTCATCAAAGATTATAACTGGCTCACCTGCATTATTTGAACCATGATGCTTATTCTTAATTTGTTTTTTAATATATGCTTGAGCTTCTTGAGTAGGTTGCCCATTGTGAAAGTTCCAAATCGTGCCGCCTGAATAACCGTTCTTAGTATTGTTTAACACGTAGTTAGCTACTTCATAGTCCGCACTTATATACGGTACTCCTGCCACGTAATTTGGTAAAGGGTATTCTTTTAAGTTTGGTCTATAGCTCTTATAGTAGCAAATGTATCTCTGTCCTCTTACTGCTGAACCATCAAAAGGGAACGGGATTAATGTTTCAAAGTCATCATTTGATGTAGGCTTTCTACTTGCCCAATCGTCTGTATAAAAGTACGTATCCTCCTCTACTCCTACTCTAATATATCCAAAATCAATATGATTAATAATTAATCCTTTGCCATCTTTAGTTACAATAACCTCCAAAGCATAACCGCCATAAAGCTCATTGTCTTTTACTATCTTTTTAGTAAGTTCAAATAGTGAATCGTTTCCAGGATTATTAATAAAGTTTTCTAGCTTTACTTTGTCCTGTAGTGTTCTTACAGTTTGGTCTACTTTCCAACCTCTACCACTTATGTAGTTAGTCTTACCGTTGATTATAGCATTGTGCTTTCCTGAAGTATTGTAAAGCTCAACTAAATAGTCTGGATATAAATTTTTCCAAGGTGCTTCTGTGCCATATACAATATAGTCTTTACCTCTTTCCTCTTTAAATACTGGAGGCTTATTAGCTTCAAAGTTAAAGATTAAAATATTTTCTTTGTTCATCATGTTACCTGATGTGTTTTATATGTTTGGTCTATCGTATGTTCTGAGTAAGTAGTACTACCTCTCTCTAGTGTCATTAGACCGCTTTCTACTAAGCCAGTTGCAAGTGTAGGGTCTAGGTTAGTAGTGCTAGTTTGCTCATAAGCAAAGTACTCATATTGTCCGCCTGCTCCTAGTATAAGCTCGCCTACTAATGGTAGGTTAGTTCCTTCTGTAAATACAAATTCGTTATACCTATCTTTATATAAAGAGATGTCAGCCATTATACAATAGTAACTTACTTTCTCTGTTACGTTCCTAAATTGAAATAGGTAGACTGGAGAAGATAATGTAGTCTTTTCCTTTAGTGTAAACGTCAGACTGTTTGTTGTATTTTGGTTTATTAAAATTGGCATTATTCAGAATCGCTTTTGTCTTTCTTTTCCTTCTTTTTTTTCTCAACTTTAAAAACATCTAACCCTAATTTTTTGTACTTCGCAAACTGTTTTTCATCGTTCACTATGGTAACGTGCCCGACTACTTTGTGCCAAACTGTACCGCCTTTTAAAAACTCTTTTTTTAGTTCCATATTATCTATTGTAATTTTTTTACTTAGTTGTATAGTATAAACAAAAAAAGGGCAATAAATTAATACTGCCCTCTCTTAATTAGTTGTTTAAAACTATGAAATTGTTAACCCTGCAATTACAGTAGATGCATCTACCTCTAACATTCGAACAGACTCTTTAGCCGAAATTGAATATGTGTAGCCATTCAAATCTCCAAACGCTGCACCTGTTACAGATGTTCCTGTCAATTTATCTGCTGCGTGATATGCGCCTACGCTCCAATAAATTCCATTCATATCTTTTACAATCACGAACAATCTAGCTTGGTCTAAAAGTGTTAGCTCCTCGCTTTCTGATGCTGTTAAGTTTTTAGTGTTAAAGTCTAAGACAGAATCATAAACATTAGTTCCATTCTCTAAAGACCCTGTATGTGTTTCTACTAAAGAACCGTTTTCCTTTTCTAAGGAGTAACGATAAAAGCTAGTAGCTGCTGCTTGAGTTAATCCTGTTAATACTCCTGCTGCTACAGATGTGATAGTTATGTCATCAAAGTTAGCTATTAAAACTTCCTCAATTCCTCCTGTACTGTTTCGGCAGTCTATTGCTCTACCTTGTGTCAAATTGCACGCCATATCTTATTGATTTTTAGTAAGTTACAGTATTTAGTTAAACTATAACTTTAAGTTATTATTATTGTTTTGTTATAAAAAAAGGGGTAAGGTATTTTACCCACCCCTTCTTAAGTTATTGTTAAAGTACTTATTAAGGTACTAATGTAAATTCTACTACTTCGTCAATGAAATTTAACTGTACGCCTCTTTTGAAAGTAACGTCAAAGAAAATGCTTTTTTCAGAAACAGGGTCTAGTCTTACTTTCATTGCATCCTCGTCAGCATCTCCATCCATTCCGATAGTGATGTTAGAATCTCTAGTTAAAATCATTCTCTCTGTTCCTGCTGCTCCTGGAAGTCCAACTGTAGAACGTAAAGCTACGTTAGTTCCATAAAGTTTTACTTGCTCTCCATCTGCTGAATAATGAAATAGGTTAGCGTTTTTAAGTGCTACTACATATTTTTTGTAAACTGATGTCGGTACCCATAAAGATAAATCTTCTGCATCTGAGATATTGTCAGGAATAGACTCCCACATTCCATCCAAGATGTCAAGTACGTTAGAAGTTGAAATAGTAGTCGCTACTGTTACAGCTCCTGTGTTTCCATCTACTGGTGCTCCTGCATCTACAATTTTCAAAAGACCATCGTAGTAAGATAGGTTGTTAGTTGCTGAAGCTGTGTCTCCTTGAAAGTCTGCTAAAGTTAAAGCGTTAGCCATTGCATTCATTTTCTTTGCCATGTAAACCGCTTCAATCTCCATAGGAAGTTCCTCTTCTCCTGCTGCTCCTTTTTTAACTAGAACTTGCGCCCAATATCCGTTTAAGTCTTTTACACATAAATCTTCAGATACTGCGATAGCTCCTACTGTGATTGTTCTTTGTGAAAATACTGCATTTCCTGATGGAGTTCTAGCACATGAATCGCTACCAAATGTAACTCCTGTGTCTAAGAATTGTAAATTAGAAGAGCCTTTAATTCCTGTTTGAATGTTAGCTACTTCTGCCAATCCTCCTGTCGCCTGCATCTGTGCAATTAATGGAAAGTCTTGGTCTTCTATGTATGCTGATAATGCTGTTACGTCAAATGCCATAATTCTTTTTTTTTATTATTTGTTTACTGTAAAAATTGATTTCTTTTTAGCAGATATTACTCCACTTCTTTTTTTCTTAACTGGTGCTACACTAGCTTCTGTTGCTAACTCCTCTACTGCTGAAAACATTGCTTTCTCTTTTGCATCGCTTTCCTCTTTGTATTTAGCAAATTCTGCTTTTACAGTTTCTAATTCAGTTTCTAAAGTTTCAACCTTAGCGAAAACTGTTTCAGTAGATTCGATAATCTTTCTAATCTTAGCTTCTGTTACTGTTTCAGTAGTTGCTTGTGGAGTTGCTTCTGTTTCCATTGCTTCCTCTTCCTCTGCTTCTACTTCTTTGATGTCTGAAATAGCACCTTCTGAAATAGTTATAATCATTCCATCTGCTAAAGGATATTCACCGTTTGGTATTGGAGCTACTACACCCTCTACTTCTACAGTTACCATTGCACCAACTTCTAATGCAGGTTCGATGTTTACCATAGTGCCATCTGCAAGCTCCATGCTCATTAATTTTACCTCGATTACTTCAGTAGGTGTTTCTACTGTTTCTTCTCCAAAGATTAATTTCTTAACCTTGTCTAATGTTTCTTTGCTCATATTATCTATTGTTTGTTTATTTGTTACTTGTACATTATCCTCTATACTTTTTTCAAAGTCTTGTATAGTTTTGATTATTTTGTTAATTACATCTTCATCCATTGTTACAGGCTCAAGTTGTTTAAACATCCCTTCTACGCTAAAACCTTTAAAAGTTCCGTTCTTTACTTGCTCCCAAATTTCATCGTTATCAACTTTAGCAGAACCCCAAAGAGAACCGTTAGGTACTTTCTCAAATTCGTTAGGTGCTACCTTTCCGCGTTCGTTATCAATTATAAGGTTATCTAACATGAATACACCCTCAGCTATTTGTCTAGGGTCGTGCATTAAATTAAAGTTGTTAGTTAATCCGTTCTTTGATTGCTTCTCTCTTATTAATTCTATAGTCTTTCCTGAGAATTTAACAAAGAATTTAGCTCCTGTGTCTGGGTCTATTCTTGGGATTAATAAGTCAGCTACCATAAAATAACCTTCTATAGTTCTTTTCTCTTCGTCAGCTACTTTAAACTTATGTTCTGTCTGTTGACTGAACGCCATCCAGTTTGACTCTATTGCAGGTTGGTCTACTAGTGCGATGGCAGTAACTCCGCTTTCATCGTCGGTGTCTATTACCAACTCAAATACTTCTATCTTTTCCATATTCTTATATTTTAAAAAGTTGCGCTTTCTTCTATTACGCTAACGTTGTTTTGTGTTTCTGTTATGTCTGTTTCAGTTACGAATACTTGCTGATTTCCTAATATTGTGCTAGTGTTACTTACTGGGCTTAATTGTACACCACCGCCACCGCCACCTGCTCCATCGGGTCTAAGTTCTTGAGTTGGTGTTTCTACTTCTGCTGCACTACCTCCACCTTGATAAGTAGTTGCTACTATTGCTGCTAGTTGCGCTGCTGCTGTAACTCCTGCTATTATAGCCATCGGTAAACCTCCCTGAGCAAATCCTGCTAGTACTGCTTGCGCTCCATTAATTGCAGCCATTGCTATATTAAGTTTTTTCTGTCTTTCAAAACTTGCCTTTCTTATTTTCTCTTTTTTCTCCTCGTCTCCTGCTGCATTAAGTAAGTCTGTTGCTAAGGCTGCATCGTTTAAAGCAGATAAAGAGCTTACTAATGCTGTAGCTAGTGCAAAGTCCTTATCTCTTTGAGCTTGTTTCTCTGCTGCTGCTTTCTCTCTAAACTCCTTTTCAATATCTGCTAAAGCCTGTTCTTTAGCGTACATTAATTCAAACTCTAGCTCCATTGTTAAAAGCCCTTGCTCCTCTAAAGTTGCTAAGTTGTTTTGAAAGTCCTCCTCTATCTGTAGTCTTTGTCTTTCTGTTTCCTCTACCTCATTTGCTACCTTAGCGTCAAATAGTAGTTTATCGTATTCATCTCTTTTTACTTGAGCTTCCTGCTCTGCTGCAAATCTTTTAGCGTCCTCCTCTTTCTCTAAGTCTGCTAATGCTTTATTCTTTTTTTGAGCTATTAACATCTGAGCATCAAAAGTTAATTGCCCTTTCTTTTCTAAAGCCTCCAGTTCTAACTGGGTGTTATAATCTATCTCTGCCCTTTTCCGTTCTCCTTCATCCTGGATAAGTGCTATCTTTGTCTTTGCTTGTTCCTCCTCAAATTCTGCTAAAGTTTTAGCATCTGCAATTTCTTTTAATCTTAGTCTTTCTTTTTCTTTTGCTCTTGCATCTGCTCTTTCTTTTTCTTTCCTCTCAGCTTCTTTTTTATCATCTGCTTCCTTCTTAGCTTTATCATCTGCTACCTTCTTAGCTGCATCAGATATAAACCCATTATCCTTTTCAATTAAAGCAGCTTTCTCATTTAAACTCTTAGCTAGTTCTTTATAAGAAAGTGCATTGGCCTCCTTCTCATTTACTAACCTTTCAGTAGCTCCCTCTTTTAATTTGTCGTTTAATTTATCGCTCGCCTTACCTAATTCAAAAACTCCTAAAGTGGAGTAATCTGCAAAGGCTGCTCCTGCATCGTTTATAAAACCTATCGTACTTTCGTACCATGCTCTATTGTCGTCCTCTCCTGCTAAGAGTGCTGCTGTCTGCTCCTCTGCTGCCATTTTAATAAGTTCCTGAGCTTGGGCTCTTGCAATAGCTGCCTCTATATACGCTCCTGTATTTTTATCAAATCTAGCTTCTGCTTCCTCTAAAGTTTCTGCCTCTCCTATTGTTTGCCCTATTGTTTCGTTATAAGTTTTAAGTGCATCCTCTTTACTTATTACTCCCTTCCTCGCCAATTCAAAAGAACTTTCCATTTTATTAACTTCCTCATATACAGAAGTAATCTCCCCAGAAACAGCCTCTAAACTATCTGCTAGTGCCTTTTGTTCTCTAGCTGCTTTTCCTGTGTTCTTAGCAAATATTAATAAGGCTGCACCTGCTGCTACAATTACAGTAACCAATATCCCTAAAGGATTAGCTTTTAAAACAGCATTCCATATTCTAGTCGCTACAGTTGCTATTTTAATCTTTCCAGTTAATACTCCTGTAGTCGTAGCAGCTGCTTTCTTAGCAGTATTTAAAAGCCAAGTTTTAGCTGTAGCTATTGAGGTTACTATAGTATCTTTTATTTGTGCAATCTTACCGTTTTCAAGTAGATTGTTATATAGTTTCTTTGCTGAGCTTAACCCTTCTATAGCTCCCTTCATTCCCATAGAAATAGCCATAGCAGTTTCTATACTCGCTGCCATTTGCTCTATAGTTTCATTCTCGCCACCCATCAAAACTAGACTAGCTGTTACATCAGAAATACCCCCCGCCACAGAGCCGAGTTCACTGGCAACCTGCTCTCTGTCTAATCCTTCAAAAGCTAATTCTATGTTTTTAATTTCCGCGCTAGTTTGAGCCATTTGAGTAGATAGCTCTTTAAACTGTTTTCTACCTTCCTCAGTACCTCTATTAGTGGCTTTAAGTTTCTCCCTTAAACCATCAAAGCCCTCCTCTAATTCGCCTAGAGACATCTGCGCTCTGTCAGCTTCTATCTCTATACTTAATGCTATTTTATCGTCTGCCATATCTTAGTAAGTTTTAAATAATACAAAGTTTGCACTATAAATGTCATCTCCTACATTTAATACATTCCATTCAACGGTTATATCTAAGGTGTTACTTATGGTCGTATCTATTGTTTGTGCATCTTGGAAGATATATCCGCTCACTTTTCGGTCATTATCTTTCACATAGGCAAAATTTCCATTCGTGCAAATTGTTCCGGTTGCACCGATTACCGTAATTGTAAAATCCAATTCGCATTCCCAACCTTGATTGTTTGCATTGTCTAAATCAAAAACACCGGTTGTAGCCAAAACAGTTGCACCGGCTTTAATTTTTACAATCAATTCTGAACGGCCACCACCACCGGTTGCATTTAAAACACCGCCAATTTTAGCGTGGAAAGAATCACCAACAACAAAAGCATCAGCCGGAATTGATAAAGAACCAACACCGCTTCCAACAATTGACTGTTCGCCGGTTGTGTTAATAGTTGAACTATTTGCCGTTTGCGAATATAACCCGTAAAGAGTAGCAGCTACTCCACCGCCTAAGATAGTATCTGTTCCTGCGCTATTTCTTAGCGTATATTTGTTAGCGTTATTACTATCTATAAAGATGTAAAAATCTCCTACTATTGGATTACCTAGCGTAGAGCCATCTGCTGTTCCTATTTGTATGTGTGCCATTGTTTATTATTTTAATATTAAATCTCCATTGATAACTAGAACCCCACTAATTGCTAAACCTCCGTAGTTAATCATTTGACTATATTGGATAATTGTTAGAATGTTATTAGGAGCTATGTAATTTACTCCGCTGTATATGTCGGGTATGTATGTCATGTTATATTATCTTATAAGTTAACCCATCAAATTGTAAAGTATAGGAGTTGTTAAGTGCTGTTATGTTTTTAACTAGTTGCCCATCTATTGAGTTGGGAGCAGATACTCTTATTTGCAGGTTATTATTTATAGCTATCTTTTTAAAGTTCCAAATCTTTCCGACTGTTGGCGAGTCAGGTAATGAAATTGATATACTCCCTGCTGAGGTATCACATAAATAAGTGCTTACTTTCTCGTCTGCTGTAGTATTTGAGTTAATAGTTATAACGCTACCAGTTCCTATTATTTCTCCGTTTATATATGTTACATTAGATTCTGTTACTGTTACATTATTGGTGTTTATAAGAGTTATGTTTTCTAGGTTAGATTCTATAACATTATTATCGCCTTGTATAGTTATGTTTTTACTTCCTGTAAATACTTTATTGCTATCTCCTTTGATGTCTACAAACATTGCAGTCTTATCTATAAAGTTATCTAATCCATCTACGTGGCTAGACTTCATATTTAGTACATTATCTCCTGAAAGTATGTTTTGATGTATCTTAGGAAGCTCTTCATCTCCTATTGACTTAAACCCTACTCCTATTATCTCCTCAGTTATTACCGTTGGAGTAGGTACTGCCTTTAACTTTAAGAACTCACATTTACTAGGTTGGTAAACTGAGCTACTGTACATTACTTTATGTAGAGTCCAATATTCATTTTCAAACCAATAAGAACTTCTAAAAGATAGGTTTGCAATATCTACTGGGTTCAGTAGAAAGTAGCCTGTAAATATCTTACTATCCTTATCCGTTAGCTGCTCTAATTCTTTTCTGTGATATGTTTCGTAAAGATTCGCATTGGTTATCGTAATAGTTCCATAGGTGTTATCGTAGTATATCTCTCTAGGCAGCCCGAAATTAATATCAATAGTCGGGGTATAAGGAGTATTAAAATGCCCTGCATAAGGATACTCGCCTCTATATACATTTCCTGCTAGAGCTTCATGTATCCAGTTGTCACTACTATTTTTTAGACCTCCGTAATATAATATTCTAATATTAGATTTAATAGTCTTTTGCTGTAAGGTTGCATCTACATCTATAATAGTACTTACTACTCTGCTGTTTGCTAATTGTCCTACCATTGGAGTAGGAGAAAATATAAGCTCAGTCTTATGCTCTGTTTTATTAAAGTCATTCTCTAAGTACACATTTCTACTTCCATAAATATCTAACCAACTTGCTTCGTACTTCTTATTGTAATAATCTGCATCTTTCTTATAGGTGTATATATATTTCTGCTTATTGGTTACAGCAGTAGGTGTAAGATTATGCTCTTTAGAATAGTCTAGCTTACTGCTCCAGTCTACTATATCAGTAGTGTAAAAGTCTTTTCTAGGTTCTATTATTATATTCTTAGGGTTCTCTGTATCGGGTATCATATACAGATTAAACATCTTAATAATGGATGTTAAAAAATCTCTTTGCTTTACTTTATCTGGAATAGCTGTAAACATATTAATAGCATCGCCTTCTGCATAAAAAGAATCTATCACGTTAAGCGAAAGGTTAGCATCTGACATTGTAATCTTGAAGTCTGCAAAGTACCCTAAGTTTGGAAAGTTACTAAGATTAGAATCTATATAAGGATAGTATATGCTAGGAGTTACTGAGTTATCTTCATACGCTATCCCTTCCCATTTTGAAAGTAAATCTATAGTAATAATATCTCCTGCTTGTAATTGTATGTCTACATTTAGCAGGTACTTATTAGGGGGGTTTTCATTTCTATCTGTTAATCCATCGCTATCTCTAAAATTAGTATCGGGGTAGGTAGTTGGGTTTGCTGTTGAATAGGTTGTTGCAGGAGTTAAGTTAGTTGCATAAGCGTGAGCAGTTGATGTATTAACATCTACTCCGTTAACTTTCAAACCAAATTTATTAATAAATAAAGGATAGTCAGCTCCACCTACAACCCCTCCTACTGCCGCTGCTCCTGCATCTGGAGTAGTGTCTATTTGTAAAGTTACGTTAAAAGATAACTTATATATCCCATTTTCGCCTACTGTTATTTCTCCTGTAGCAGGGTTATATTGGTTATCTGCATCTACTAACTCATTGCTTAATCTTATAGTGTTTGATTGCCAAACTGACTCAGGGTATAAAGAAGCATCTAAAGTATAATTGTCTAAGCCACTAGACAAAAATAAAGGAGCATCAGCTTCTACCCTCTTAGCTAGTAGAGTAGACTGCAAAGGGCTAAATTCTTTACCGTTAAAAGGAATAATTAAGTGTCTGAATAAAGAAGCATTAAAGAAATTAGATGTATATGTATAGCTTGAATCTGCAAACATTCTATCGATATACTCCTTAGCATATACAGCAGGAAACATCTCATTAACATTATATACATTTATGTCTGTATCATTGCCATAGTTAATCATAGGATAAGTATATCCAGTTCCGTATTGAAACGGTGTAACCACTCCATTTAGAATATATGAAGTATCCCAACTATTCTCTTGTATTACTCTTGTATAGTCATGGTCTAAATTACTCCATAACATTCCTGCATCATTTAGAAACTTGTTACCTAGCTCTCTAAAGATGTTAGCTGTTTCTCCAAATAATACCACACTATAGTCTACCTGATTATAGTCCTTTTTAATTATATCTTTTAACTGAATAAAGCCACTAAATACTGCTATATCATTTTGGTAATAAACAGCATCTAGTTTTAAGTTAGGGTTAAATGTAGAATCTGAATTAACTTCAAAGATAAAATTTAGCTTATCATTTATTGCTTTACTTCCAGGCAACTTAATAGTCTTACTAAAACTAGACTTTACCTTATCGGGCTGCTGTATATCTTTAATGCTAAAAGTTAGCACCGTAGAAATACCCTTGTCTATTGGTATAGTAACCCCTTCTATTATTAGCTTCTCTGTAGTCATTTATATTCTTTGTCTGTAGTTATCGTATCCTAGCTCTAAATCTACTTCTAGTTTAAATAGCTTATCACGTACTACTTTCTTTTTAGTGTAGCTACTCGCTTTAATCTTAGCTACTGCTATTAATTCATTACCACTCTGTAGATATATCTCAGGACTTGACATTAACTCTAGTAGCCAGTTGCTCTCCTCCTCTGTTATCCAGTCAGACATTAATTTAAGGCTAGGTGTATTCTTTGTATAGTAGGTTACTTTCTCTCGCTCATTCATTGAGTAGACTATGTCAGTACCCACAACCGTATCTACGTTTACCTTCATGTCCTTTTTTTCTATCGCTGTTGTAGACATATCTCCTAAGTAGAATGTAAAGCTATCAAACCCTCCTAGATTGTTTTGAAAGATTAATGTGTTAACATTGTATTTACAATTTTCCTCTATTACAAAAGTTCTAGTTTCGGATACTGGAGCAGGTAAAAAGAATTTAACTAAATACAACTCATAAGACGCTACATCGGATGTAATAATAGGTTGCGCTCCTACTGTTATATTAGCATTATCTATGTTATTTAATGAAGCAGGAGCGGTAGGTATAAATTTAATGTCTGTAGCACCTCCTGATATATTTATTTCAAAAGTATTAATAGTAGCTCCTGCGCTATCTTTTGTAATTACTGTACAATTAGCTAACGGTATAATCGGCTTACAATAAAGCCATCCATGAGAGTTAATAGATACCTTATTATTGTCAGGCATATTAGTTAGAAACTTCTTAGTAATACCATCCATTTCGTATTCTGTTACATCCCAATTTATAAACTCAGCTTTCTCTAAAGAGCTATTAATAGCGTTTCTACTTATATCAGTAGTAAGGTTTGGATATTGTACTACTGTAGTTCCATACTCCTCTCCAAATTCTACAATATAAGAAAGTGAGCTATTAGGAGCTTCATACGTTCCTAGTATTCCTAGTGGGTTACCTACATCGCTAGTAAGAGCAGATTCTAGTACTCTATGGATATCTACCTTACCGTAATTGTCAGAAGGTCTAACGGGTATTCTTAGGCGTACTGTCTTAGTTCCTGAACCATTTATATAGATGTCTACTAAGTATGCAAAGTTTGGCTCTGTATAATTAGTTGATTCTATTAGGTACTCCATTTTGTTATAAACAGGTGCAAAGTCTTTAGGAGTTGCGTGTATAGTTATTGCCATTATTTAAGTCTTTTGAATGTGTCTGTTAATGCTATCTTTAAATCTCCTGCTGCTGCACTTGCTAAGTCTTTACTGAGCTTATCTAGTCTTGCCTGTGTTACTACCTTGTCATAAAAGTGATTGCCTTCTGTACCCTTTTCTTTCCAACTCCTAGCCATTGCAAACGCTTGACTATCTTTACTACCTGCTTTGTATTTATTACCTGCTAGACTTGTTAACGTAGTTCCTTTATCTACAAATAAACCTTTAGCATTCATCCATTGTTTAGCAAAGTAAAAAGGTATTTTACTAGATTGCATATAAGAGTAAGGAGTATTATTCTTAACTGACCTAGTACCGTTTACCCCTTTATTAACATAGTCGTAATAATCTTTTAATCTAAGAGAAGATACAAAAGCAGTACCCTCTACTACAGTAGTAAACTCTATTTGCTCGGCTAAATCTCCTGAAACATAAGCATGGTCTTTTACTAGCTCAGCTCTTAAATCCTTTTGCATCTCTAAGCCGAATGCTTTAAGTACTTCTGTAATTGTGCTATGTGGTGTTACTAGTCCTTCGCTCATCTTCTTTTAAGTTCATCCATTCTACGCTGTGCTGCTTCTGCTTTCTGCTTCTCTTTAACGAATGAGCATATATTTAGAAACTCTATTACGTTCATTTTCTCGTAGTAGGGTCTTTTTGTAAAATCTCCATTGCAGAGGTTATCGAGTGTGGCAATCCAACCCCATCGCTCTCCAAATCCTTCGCTACTTCCAAAATCGCGTTCCTGCTCTCCTCTGTCATCTTCTCCAGTTTGGTGTTCAAATAGTCCTGAGTACATTTCGTTAAGCTCCGAGATAGATTGCAAAAAAAAACCGCTATCGGATAAGCATCTTCTATTGACATTGTGTTTCTTATATCCTCTGCGAGGTTACGAAAATAGCTCGGCTCTATTGCCATTACCTTATTGTTCTTATCAACTGGAAATATAACACTCGCTAGAATGTCAGGCATTTGGTCTATATGTACATTTGGGTTATCTGCAAAGCCTTTTAAATAAGTAGTAAAGCTCATATACTGCCCTGCTTCTAAATCATTAACATGGTTTACTATTCCGTATCTCTTGCCGTTGATAGTGAAGTATTGTTTAAGCACTCTACTAGGCTCTTCTAATAAGTGGCTAAGGTCTACAGCTAACTCAGCAGGTTTGCACTTTAAAACCGCCTCTCTGTCATTGAAAATACAAAGCAGGTCGATAGTCCTAGTAAAAGGATTGTCGTACTCTGCACTACGTATTTTGTTAATCTGAATGTAGTCTTTTACAAGTACCTCTTTTAGGCTTTTGGGTATTCTCATATTGTCTATTGTAAAATTATTGTTTAGTTGTATAATTAAAGCAATTAATATTAATTGAATTAGTGCATTGAAGTAATTAACGTTAATACACAAAATACTTGCCTGAGCTTTTCATGGTTTTAAGAGCATGGTTAGTTATTGCTCTACTCATTACATAATCGTCATGGAGTCCTGTAGGTGCGCTGTACTTAATTGCTCTAGTCTTTAGGTTGTATTCATAGGTAAAAACCTCTAGCTCATTAATCTGCCAGTCGTGTCCTATTATACCTATCTCTTTATTCTCAAACTGTACTATTAAATCCTCTACTATATTCTGCTTACTTTTGGAAGTAGTAACGAAAGGCTGTATAGAGTTCTTATTATAAGCTACCTTATTACGTATCTGTTCAAAGATAGCATCCTGCGCTCCATTACTTTCTACTAAGGTATTAGGTCTGTACTTATTTAGCTGCTCTACAATGTTATTAATTATAGCACTCCATTCCATGTGTCGCCACCTTTCAGAATAGACCTCTATGTTATTACTATCGACTATCGTTAGTACTGTATAATCATCTGACCTACCTAAGTCTATCCCTGCATAAAGGCTAGACGTATTTACAGAGCTTTTAATACATTCTTTTATATTTCGGAATACACTAGAGCCATTATCTAAGAACTCTGCTAGATACTCCTGTTTAAATACGTGGTC